CGAGGGTGTCTGCCTCTTTCTTTAGCTCCTGCTCTGCCTTGATAAGGTCCTCTTCTGCTTTTTTAAGGCCCTCTCTTTTCTTCTCGAAGTGACGCATGATTGCTGATGCGTCAGAACTAGACGGCAAGCCTTGGGTTGCTTTTAGTCTTTCACCAAAAACACGAGCCAAGTCTTGATCTAGTCTATTGACCTCATCGAGCCATGTAGCGAATCCTCCTGCCTCGAGTTCGTCTTCTGTCATGTTAGCAAGCTTTTTGACTAATCCCTGTGCTGTTTCGAGTCGATTGGCCTGCAAGGCTGCGGAGCCCAATCCAAAGCCCTTGTAGATTGATTTCGCGCCCTTGCCTAGAGGGCCCAGCAAAAGCGTGGGATCAGGGTCAACAAGAATCAGCCCAATCATAGGACCTATCCCCGCTAAAGTTTCAAACGTAGCATCTGGAAGAGGAAACTCTAAGCCGCCCCGCTCTTTGCTTGCTTTGTTTGCTGCAGCTACAGACTCTTTTTCTAAGAACTTTGGAGTAAAAATCTTAGCAATGTTTCCAAAGTCATCGGTAATGTCATACCCACGACGAATCATTTCTATATGTTTTGGCGTGTTCCATCCGCCAGCATGAATGGCAGAGCCAACAGACGTACTTAGAGCCAAGCTTCCAATGTAATCCAGAAGACCTTGGTCTTCCATTGAAGTGCGTACTCTATTAAAAGACGCATCGATCGGCTGAACGCCAGCAAAGGTTGCACGTATAGGGCCCATGGCGGTCGCAAGAGCTCCGCCTACAATTGGGATGTCCCCCAAGAACCAAGGGTTTTCCCTTATCTCTTTTGTCTTGCCTTGCGGATCGGCATCGACAAAGAACACACCAAGGTTCGTGTGCATAATTTCAGAAACTTTCTTTTTCGCCCTTTTCTGAGCGGCCTCGAGGAGCTTGTCTCTCTGATCGAGCGTTGTTTCACCCGACGCATTGATAAGCTCGTTGTAATACATATTTGTAAGTTTTGATCTGGATTTATTAACGTCAAACGCAACTGCACCATCCGATGTTCTGTAGAGGGGAACGTTTACAGCATCCAGTTCTTTATCTAGAAACGCTTTCGCTAAGTCGCTATCTAAGTCCATGCCCATCAGCACGGCCTCTGGTGTGCCAAACTTTGATGTGGCCATGGCCTTTCTTTGTCTTCGCTGAAGGTCTTGTTCGTCTTGTATTCTGTCGTAGCTTACGACTTGAATGTTTCCTGCCTCGTCCTTGTACGTGCCCTTGATGGGAGCTGTCGTCTGACCCTGCTGTAGTTTTGGCTCAAACGCTTTCTTTTGATTCTCATCAAAATCAATGATCGTACTGAAGACTTCTGATATTTTTTCTTCTGGAATCTGATATCCAGTGCGTTTTTGAACCTCAATGCTTGCAATCTTTTGGGCGAGAGGATTGGACCTTAGTGTCTCGTCTTCTCTAAACTTCTGAAAAAAGTCTTCGTACTGTAGCGGCTCTTCTGGTTGAAAGCCCAAAGATGTAGATAGCTGACTGAGGGCCAGGTCCTGCTCACCAGATTTTGCCCCGCCTGACTGCATGGACACGTACCTAGACATCGCCTCATCGAAAACCTTTTTGGTTTCCTTGGAATCTTTGATTCTCTCTTCTTCAGTTTCTCCGGGATACAAAAACGGGCGCTCATTAGCCTTGTACGTGGGCTTGTAGTCAACGCCCATTGGGAGCGCCTCTACCTGCTTTTGAGTTAGCTGAGGCCCCAAGTCTTCTGCTTTAAGCTTAAGGTCGTCTGCCAAATCCCCGAAAACTGACATTGTTTACTCCTAGTATCCAGACTGAGAACCAAGCTCGTCCATCGCATTTTTGCGTTTTTTATTTGCCTGTCTAATTCGCTCTGCTTGAGCTTCTGACGTGTCAGGAGACGCTGCTACAGCCGACTCTTTGGGTTTAATCATATTGATTGTTGATGCCGCTCCTCCAGCCTCTTGTCCTGCCATTTCTGGCCTCAACTTTCGCATCAAGGACTGTCGTCTAGCATCAAGCATTGGAGAAACCATGCTGCTTCTTTCGGGAAGGCTGTCTGACTGCTCCATACTCATGGGCTCATCTTTCATGGATTCAAGAATTTCCGACACAGTTCTTTGAGGCGTTGGGGCCTCTAAAGAGGTTTGTTTTGTATCAGAAATTAA